CGCCGGCGGCGCGGCGATGAGCGCGGTTTTGAGCGCGCCGGCGCAGGGGCAATATTCGGTCAGCGGTGGCGTCTACACATTCGCTGCCGCGGACGCGGGCGCCGCGGTCGCGTTGTCATATGGATATATCCCCGCCGATCTCGAGCAATGCGCGCTCGAATGGGTCGCCGACCGTTACAAATACAAGGACCGCATCGGCATGACGAGCAAGAGTCTCGGCGGCCAGGAGACAGTCGCCTATCAGAACAAGGCGACGCCGGATTTCGTCGCGCAGTCGCTGATGAATTTCCGCAGGATCATCGCGAATTGAAACGCGCCTTTTCCTTCTCCCGTGGAACGGGAGAAGGTGGCCCTTGCGAAGCAAGGGACGGATGAGGGTTGTTTCGACTTGGTTGAAACTCCCCGGCGGCCCTCATCCGTCACGCCTTCGGCGCGACACCTTCTCCCACAAGTGGGAGAAGGGAGAGCCGCCCTACGAATGAGAATTCACCCATGCTCGACGTCGACATCGAAGGGGCGGCGGAACTCGCCACGCGCTTTGACGCCATGCCCGCCGCCTTCCGCGCGGCGCTTAGGGACAAGATCGCGGATCTCGCCGATCGACTGGTCGACAAGATCAAGAACGACAAGCTCGGCGGCGAGGTTTTGCGCGCGCGCACGGGCGCGTTGCAGGGGTCGATAGGATCAAGCGTTGACGACGACGGCGCGAGCGTTTTTTCGGCGGGCGTCAAATACGCCTTCGCGCAGGAATACGGCTTTGACGGCGACGAGACGGTCGCCGCGCACGCCCGCGCGATCCGCGAGGCCTTCGGCAAGGCGATCGGTCCGAAGATGATTTTCGTGCGAGCTTTTTCGCGTCACATGAACCTGCCCAAGCATAGTTTCATGCGCTCGGCGCTGGACGACATGCAAGACGAAATCGCGCGCGCGTTCAATGAGGCCGTCAGCGAAGGGTTGAACACATGAATGTCGCGCGTGAAGCGGTCATGGCGGCGCTGGTCGCCTTGTTGGAAGGCGTCGAGTTCGATCAGCCGGTCAATGGCCAGACGGGATTCGTCTCGGTGTCGCGGCGCTTAAAGCTTTGGGCCGACGTGCCGAAATCACAGCGCCCGGCGCTGTTCGTCAGCGAACACCGCGAGCAGCCGAACTATCAGAGCGAGGCGTTGCCGAGCAAGACCACGCTGAGCGTCGATCTCTTCATCTATATCGACGCCAGCGACAGAAACACCATTCCCGCGAGCGCGCTCAACACGATCATGGACGCGCTGGACGCCGCGCTGAGGGCGTCGCCGATGGCGAACAACCGCCAGACGCTCGGCGGCCTCGTCTCGCATTGCCGCGTCGACGGCGCGGTTTTGAAAGACCCCGGCGACCTCGACGGCGACGGCCTGCTGTGGGTTCCGTTGAAGATACTGGCGCTTTGACGCGCTCTTCCTTCTCCCGCGGGCGGGAGAAGGGAGCGCCCGCGGGATACGACATCTTAAAACTTAAGGAACCAAACGCATGTCCAACAACACTTCGCTCGCCTTCGGCTCCGGCGTCCTGATCGGCACGACGTCGGCCGGACCCCTGCAATTTGGAACCTTGCAGGATGTGTCGGTCGATTTTTCCTTTTCGGTCAAGTCGCTGATGGGGCAATATCAGTTTCCGGTCGCGGTGGCGCGCGGCGCCGGCAAGATCTCGGGCAAGGCGAAATTCGCCAATATCGACGGCCCCATCCTCAACACGATTTTCTTCGGCAATACGCCGGCGACCGGCGAGACGCTGTGGTCCTATAATGAAGGCGCGACTGTCGGCGCCGCCTCGCCCTACACCGCGACGGTGGCCAACGCCGCGAATTTCGACGAGAATCTCGGCGTCGCCTATGCGTCGAGCGGACTGCAACTGACGCCCGTCGTCAGCAGCCCGGCGGCTGGGCAATATAGCGTCGCGAGCGGCGTCTATACCTTCAGCTCCGCCGACGCCGGCAAGGCCGTGCTGATCACATACAGCTATACGCAGTCCGTCGCGGGCTCGAAGGCGGTGATCTCCAACAAGCTGATGGGCGTGGCGCCGACCTTTCAGATCGACTTTTACCAGACCAACCCCAATGTCGCCGGCGCGCAATGGTCGCTGCGGCTGTACAGCTGCATCTCGTCGAAGCTCTCGATGGGCAGCAAGCTCGAAGACTTCTCGATTCCCGAAATGGATTTCGAAGCCTTCGCCAATGCGTCGAACAACATCGGCCAATTGAACACCGCGATTTAAGGCGCTCCCATGAATCCCGATCCCAACATTGACTGCGCCGGCGCGCCGGTGGTGACGCTGGCCGGGCGCGAATGGTTCGTGCCCGTGCTGGCGATGCGCCAGGCGCGCGTCGTCGTGCCGGCCCTGATGCGGCTCATGCCCGTGCTGCAGGAAATGCAGAGCGGTCAGCCCGCGGCGATGGCGCGGCTTTCCGAGGAAAATTACGACGCGATCATCGCCGTTGTTCACGCCGCGTTGACGCGCGCCTATCCCGAATTGTCGCGCGAGATGTTTCTCGATTTGCCGGCCTCGACGCCCGAACTCGTCGCGGCGCTCGGCGTCGTCACGCGGCAGACCGGCTTCTTCCGGCCGGCCGATGCTTCGGGAGACGGTTTGGGGGAAACATTGGGGGAGACGGCGAAACCTGCGACGGCTCCCCGAAATTCTTCGACCGGCTGATCGCCCATTACTGCCAATGTTCGGGCGAGCGGTGGGACGACGCGCTGGAAGCGAGCCTGACCTTCCCGCGCCTGTTCGCGCGCCAAGGCTATTGGCGCGAGTTCCCGCCGACGCATGTCTTGGTGCGCGCGATAGCGGTGGGGCTCGGCGTGTTCAAGCCGGCGGCGGCGCCGATGGACGCGATGGCGACGTTGAAGGCGATGTTTCCGGAGGGGAGGATTTAGAAGTGCGCGGTCTGCGCCAGTGCGATCACCGCGCCGAGGATGATCGCCGTCTGAAAGCCAATCGTGCCGAACATCCATTTGATGATTTCGGATTTGGCGGACTCAATCTCGATTTTCAGATCGGCCTTGGTCGCAAGGTCATCGTGCAGCGCGTCGGCGATGGCGGAGGCGAAACCCTCCGCCTGCTCGGTGGTGAGATGGGCTTTTTCTTTTAGCGCTTGGGCGAATTTCAACGTGTCGAAGGCGATGGTCGTCATGGCTTTGGCTCCATCCCCCCAAATAGCACAGGTCCGCCCGCCGCGCACGTCTCTGTCGCGGCGCGCGCCAAGACCCGCCGCCGCCCGTCAACCCGCCTGCTTCTTCACCCAGGCGACATAGCTGTCCATCCAGTTCTGCAAGAACTGCCGGTTGGCGGGGCCGATCTCGCCATGGGCGTCGAACAGGCCCTCCTTCGCCTGGATAAAGGCTTCGGGCTGGCCGAGCGTCGGTGCGTCGAGATAGGCGAGGATGTTGCGCAAATGCTGCTGCGCCATCGCCGTGCCGATCGCGCCGACCGAAACGCCGATGACGCCGGCGGGCTTGCCCGCGAAGGCGTTGGCCCCATAGGGACGCGACGCATTGTCGATCGCGTTTTTGAGCACGCCGGGAACCGAGCGATTATATTCCGGCGTCACGAACAGAACGCCCTTGGCGGCGCTGATCTCGCCCTTAAGCCGCTTCACCGACGCGGCCTGGTTCGCGTCGTCGTCCTGATTGTAGAGCGGCAGATCGCCGATTTGCGCCTGGTGGAGAGAAAACTCCGGCGGCGCAAGTTTGGCGAGGGCGTTCGCCAGCTTGCGGTTGTAAGAGTCGCGGCGAAGGCTGCCGACCAGCACAAGGATTGGATTGGGGCTCATATCGATCGTCTCCAAAAGTCGGGGATCAGCGGACGCATCGAAAGGGTAAATATTGTTCGGCCGCGGCGAAAGGCCAATTATCGCTTCCCAGCGTTGCAAAAGTCCAAACAGAGAACATAAAATTCGCGCCAGTTCCGGCGCGGCTCAAATAGGGAAAAACCGTCCATGGCCGACGATGTGACGATCCGCTTTAGCGCCGACACCGACGATTTGGAGGACGGTCTCGCCAATGTGCGCGGCGCCGTCGGCTCGGTGACGCCGGACCTCAAAAAGCTCTCGGAGAGCGTCAGCGACGCCGCGCAAAAAACCGCGCCCGCGACGGCGGCCTTTTCGCGCATGTCGGTCGCCATCGGCGACGGCCTGACCGGCGCGCTGCGGCCGGCTTCCGCCGCCTTGGGCGCGCTCGGCGACGACGCCGGCGCCGCCAAGAAGCGCATCGACGACGAGATCAAGGCGCTGCAAGAGTCGCTGGCGATCAAGAAGACGATCTTCGACGGCGAGGCGAAGCTCAAGAACATCAGCGAGGGCGAAAAAATCGCGTTCGTGAGGGCCGCGACGCAGGAGGAATACGAGGCGCAACGCGCTTTGCTGGAGCAGGAGGCGGGGCTCGCCGATCTGAGCGTCAAGCAAAAGGAGGCGGCGCTGAGCAAGATCAGGACGCTCGAAGCGACGCATCAAAAGCAGATGCTGCAACTCGCCTACCAGGCCGCCGAGGAGCAGGACAAAATCTGGCAGGGTCTCGCGAGCAAAATCGGCTCTTCGATGAGCTCCAGCATCATGGGGTTGTTGCAGCACACGACGACCTTTCGCGAAGGCGCGCGCCAGATGGCGGTGCAGGCGACGCAATATTTCGTCAATATGGGCACGCAATGGGTCGCCAGTTTCGCGATGAACATAGCCAAGAACGTCGCGACGCATGTGATGGGCGAACAGGTGATGACGGCGGCGACGCAACTCGGCGTTTCCGAACGCACGGCGAGCGAGGCGGCGGGAAGCGTCGCGGACCTCGCCGGTAAAGTGGCGGCGGTGATCAAGAGCATCATGGCGTCGTCGGCCGAGGCTTTCGCCGGCGTGTTCGGCTTCATGGCGCCGCTGCTGGGGCCGGCCGCGGCAGGTCCGGCGGCGGCGGCGCAGGCGACCGTGGCGGGCGCGGCCAGCATCGCCTCCTTCGACATCGGCGCCTGGAACATTCCGCAAGACCAGCTCGCGATGGTGCACAAGAACGAACTGGTGATGACCGCGAGTCAGGGCGACGCTTTCCGCAACCTCGTCAACAATGGCGGCGCGCGAAGCGACCCCGCGCCGAGCGTTCACGCGCCGGTGAACTTCCATGTCCACGCGCTCGACGCGCAGGGCGTCGCGAGCTTCTTGCAGGGCAATGGCCGCGAGATCATGAAGGCGGTCGGCCGCCATGTGCAGGACGGGCTGCACCTTGGCGTGCGGGGATTGAATCCGACGTGAGCCGGCAATTCGCGCTCACCTCTTGAGCGGTCGCCGCTCGATTGGCGCGGGCGGCGCGTGTGAGTAGTTTCCGCTTCTATCCCCGCCATATCCCGCGCGCTATGCTGCATCCGCCGCCAGCGTTCGAACACTCCGCGACGGAACATTTACTTTTCTTTTGAGGAAACGCAAACGTGACACGACATTGGTGGCTTTGGGTCGTCTATCTGGCGATTTTTATCGTGGTGGGCGCGGGTCATTGCGTTTGGTTCGCGGCGACTCTCGATCCGGCGATCGGGTCGCGGTTTGGCGCCGCCTTGACTGCTATAGGCGTCATCGTGACGGCGCAACCGTTCTTTCGCACCGGATTTAAAGACGCCGTTGATCGTCAGATGCCCGAGGGTGTGGTCGAAGCGGTAAGCCGTCCGCTTGCCGCCCAGCCTCTCGCGGGCCACTCGCCCGCGCATTTGCTCAAGCAACAGAGAGAAGCGCACAAGGTCGCGCGCCCTGGCGTCGTGCACGATGTCATAGCCGAACGGGTGATTGGCGTCGCGCTCATATTCTTTGGAACACTCGCGCACGGCTATGGCGACTTGCCGTTGAAATGGCTGGGATTCACGGGGAACTGACCTGACGACTCGCCGCTCGCTTTCGCAAGGCGCGCGGCGGCTTGCGTCCGCATGCGCATTTCCGAGGCCGGACGCGGCATGCCCGTCCTTTGCTTCCTCGCCCCGCGTCTCTGACGACCATTCGAGGCCCGCATGACCTTCCCCTATCTCTCCGCGATTAACCTGATCCCCGCGTCGGGCGAGTTCGTCTACGACACCGTGGCGTATAGCGGCGAGCCGCCGGGCTCTTCGACCTTCACGCCGATCAACACCTATCACGCGCCTGGCGGAACGCGCACGGACGTTATGTTCGCGCTCGATCAGTTGCAGGCGACGCTGCCCAATTGCGAGAGCGTCGCGCTGGTCGTGCAATGGCTGGGGAACTCGCTCGACGCCTCGACGTGCCAGGTCTATCCGGCGACGACCTATCTCCTTGACGGCGCGGTCGGCGCCTTCGAGCCGACGGCGGGTGGAACGGATTCGTGGCGCGTCTCAGACGTGACGCTCGCCACATCCGGCCTCATTCCGATCGGCCGGCCCGACGGCGTTCACGCCGTTTACGGCGGCACGCCCTCCGATCAATCGGTCGTGCGCTGCATCGCGGAGCTTAAAGATCGCGGCTTCAAGGTCGCGCTCTATCTGACGATGAACATGGACGTGACCGGCAAGCCGTGGCGCGGCCTCGTGACCTATTCGCCCGATGTCTCCAGCGCCGCGACGACGGTGGCGAATAATTTTCTGGGAACCGCCGCGACCTCGCAGTTCACGCGCGACGCGACCAATCTCACCGTGCATTATTCGGGCGACGTGCTCGACTTCACCTATCGCCGCTTCGTGCTGCATTACGCCAATCTCGCGGCGCTCGCGGGCGGCGTCAATCTCTTCGTGTTCGGCTCCGAGCTGCGCGGCCTCGAGGCGATACGCGGCCCCGCCTGGACGCCCGCCGGCACGACGGACGGAAGCGGAAACGCGGTGTGGGATTATCCCTTCGTCGCCGGGCTCGTCACGCTCGCCAATGATTGCCGCTCGGTGTTCGACACGGCGGGCCTCACCAAGAATCTCGCGGCGCGCGAAAACCTCATCACCTATTCCGCCGATTGGTCGCAATGGATGGGCGCGCAGCACGCGGGCGTAACGGGAATCTTTCCGCATCTCGACACGCTGTTCGCGTCATCCAACATCGATTTCGTGTCGATCGACAATTACATGCCGTTGTCGGACTGGACCACCGGCGACGGCGGTCTCGACGCGCGAAACTGGCGTCTGCCGGCGCCTGCCTCTTGGCCGCTCGCCAGTCCGACGACGCTCGGCTTTGGCCTCACCGGCGCGCCGGACGTTCATCGGCTCGACTATCTGACGGCCAACATCGAGGGGGGCGAGAAATTTCATTACTGGTATGGCGACTACACATCCTCGATGAGGCTCGATCCCAATGGGACGCTGCAATATGTGACCGCGCCGCAAGGCGATCGTCTGGCGCAGGCGCGCAACGCTTATTACGCCGGCCAGGAGCTGTTCGCCTTCAAGCAGATACGCTGGTGGTGGAACAACACGCATCAAGCCGTCTACGACGCCGGCGACGGCGCTGGGACCGTCCCGCATGGTCCCCACACGCAATGGGTTCCGCAATCGAAAAGCGTCGGCTTTCTCGAATATGGCTTTCCGACTTCCGACCGATGCAGCAACGAAGAGAATGTGTTTTACGATCCCGCTTCGATCTCCGGCGGGTCGCCGTTCTGGTCGATCTGGAACGCCGCCAAAACCGCGCCGCTGATCGACGCGACGTTGGCGCTGACCGCGCTGCAAGCCTTTTGGCAATATTGGACGACGCCCGGCAATAATGAAACATCCTCCGCCGGCGTGCCGATGATCGCCGATGATCTGATGTTCGCGTGGTGCTGGGACGCGCGGCCTTTGCCCGAGTTTCCGCTGCGCACCGATATTTGGTCGGACGGCGCGGATTGGGCGAACGGCCATTGGCTCAACGGCAAGCTGCCGTCGCTGCCGCCGCAAGCGCCTTCAGGCGCGCCGAGCTTCGGCCCGTTCGCGACCTTTCCGACTTTGATCGGGCAGGGCTGGTCGAGCAAGGTGACGCCGCGGTTCGCGACGCTGGAGCATGGGCGCGCCTCGGGCAAGTCCGCGCGGCGCATGAAGATGCGCTGGCCGCTTTACGAGATCGAACTGACCAATGATTTTTTGCGCGGCGACGCTGCGACGCAAGAACTGCAAAACATCCTCGGCTTCTTCGAGAGCATGCAGGGACAGGTGCAACCATTCTGGCTCGCGCCGCCGGGCCTCTCCGCGCTGACGAACCAAACGATCGGAACCGGCGACGGCGCGACGACGGTGTTTCCAATGCAGCGCGCGACCGGGGCGTTCACGGAGCCGCTAGCAGGCGTATCGAGCCTGACCGCCGTGCGCGTAAACGGCGTGGCGCTGGCCTCGGGCGCGTGGAGTCTCTCGTCCGGCTATGAGCCCAGCCTGACGCTCGCCAGCGCGCCAACGATGGGCGCGAGCGTCAATGTGGACGGCTCGGCCTTGTGGCTCTGCCGGTTCAAAGACGACGCGCTCGACTTCGAGCAGTTCGCCTACAATTTGTTTCGCTTAAAGAGCGTGAAGCTGGTGACGGTGAAACTGTGAAGCCGCTTCTTCCTTCTCCCACAAGTGGGAGAAGGAAGAGCGTTGACGAATTGTGAGGTCGCATGACTCTTCCCATATTCCCCACTCTTGCCGGCCAGACCTTCGCGACCAAGAGCCCAATCACCGCGACCAATGTCGCCGAGCATGACTCCGGGCGCACGGTTCGCACGGCGCTGTATCAGGGGCTATATGAATTCGAGGTCGGCTTCGAGGCGCTGGCCTCGGACGCCGCGTGCAATCCCGGTCTCGGCGCGCAATCCTTGCAGGCGCTGATGGGGCTATATCTGCAATGCGGCGGCTTGTATGGCGCGTTCCTTTATGTCGACCCGAACGACAACGCCGCGACCAATCAGACGATCGCGACCGGCGACGGCGCGACGACGCAATTTACTTTCGTTCGCTCGATCGGCGCGGGATTGGACTCTGACTTTTACGTTACCGGCGTGACGAGCGTCGCCGTCAACGGCGTCGCCGTTTCGAGCTGGTCGCAGATCGCGCCGAACCTGCTTTCCTTCAGCGCCCCGCCTTTGAGCGGAGCGACGATCACTGCCTCTTTCGCCTATGCCTTCGTGTGCCGCTTTCTTGAAGACAGTCAGGATTTCGAGAACTTCATGCAAAATCTCTGGGCGGCGAAGAGCGTCAAATTTCGGAGCACGCGGCAATGAAAACGGCTTCCTCGACGCTCATAAATTTCCTGACCGCCGCGCGCGCCAGCCCCGACATTCAAATCGCCTTCGCGGATTGCTACACATTCGCGCTGACGGGCGGAGCGACGCTGACTTACACCAACGCCGACGTTCCCATTGTTTACGCAGGCAAGCAGTTTCTCGCCAATGGTCCGCTGGTCTCCGGCCTCAAATATCGCGCCGCGACCGGGCTCAACGTCGACCGCCAGGAGATCACCATCGCCGCGAGGCCAGGCGATCTGACGAGCGGCGCGGCGTTCCTCGTCGCCTTGCGCGACGGCGCCTTCGATGGCGCGATGGTCCAGCGCGACCGCGTGTTCTTTTCCGATTTTCTGGGCGGGACGCTGGTCGATGGCGTGACGCTATTCTATGGCCGCGTCTCGACGGTGGACGAAGTGGGCCGCACCAGGGCGAAGCTCACCGTCGCCAACGAGCTTGTGCTGCTCGACATCGACATGCCCCGCAACATCTTCGCGCCGACCTGTCTTCACACGCTGTTCGATCTCGGCTGCGGCCTGCCGGCGGGGGCTTTTTCAAGCAACGGCGTCGTCGGCGCGGCGTCGACGACGAGCCTCATCAATTTTTCGGGAGCGCTCGCGGCGCATCTGCAAGGCAAGATCGTTTTCAGCTCAGGCGCCAACGCGGGCGTGGTCGCGACGGTCAAATATGTCGCGGCGGGAACGTCGCTGACGCTGATGTATCCGTTGCCGGAGCCACCGGCGGCGGGCGACGCGATCACCGTCTATCAGGGCTGCGACCACACGATGGGCACATGCGGGACAAAGTTCGACAACCTCGCGAATTTCCGCGCGTTTCCGTTCGTGCCGCCGCCGCAGATGGCGATGTGAGGCGTGTATTTCCTTCTCCCGTTTACGGGAGAAGGTGGCCCCGCGCAGCGGGGTCGGAGGAGGGACGCCGCGACTTGGCTGACTCATTCCCATGAACCCTCATCCGACCCTTGCTTCGCAAGGGCCACCTTCTCCCACAAGTGGGAGAAGGGATTCGTCGTTCGGAATCCCCACATGCGAGAAAAGATCATCGCCGAGGCGCGGTCGTGGATTGGCACGCCTTATCACAATTGCGCCGACATCAAGGGCGTCGGCGTCGATTGCGGCATGCTGCTGGTGCGGGTCTTCGTCGATCTTGGGCTGGTGGAGCCGTTCGATCCGCGTCCCTATACGCATGACTGGCACATGCACCGCGATGAAGAGCGTTACCTCAACCTCGTGCTGCCGCGCGCGCGCAGGGTGACGGCTCCGAGAATCGGCGACGTGATGCTGTTTCGCGTCGGGCGATCTTACAGTCATGGCGGGCTGATTTCCCGTCTCGATCCGTTGACGATCATTCACGCCTCGCTGCCGTCGCGGGTCGTTCTCGAAGAAACCGTGCAGCGCAACGCCATGATGGCCGAGCGCGTCGCGAGCGCAATTTACGCCAGCGTCGTGGAAGGGTTGCAATGAGCTTTCTCGCCGCGAAAAAAGCCTCGCCGCAGACCGCCGCGATCTGGCCGGCCTATACCGGTCTGCAACTGCAAACCGCGACCAACACGCTGCCGATTCCTCTCGTGTGGGGAATGAGCAAGCTCGCCGTGAACGTCTTCTTTTACGCCAATTTCCGGGCGGTTCCGGTGTATACGCCGCAGCAATCGGCGGGCAAGGGCTCGATCTTCGGCGGCGGCGGGGGCGGCGTCACCTGGAGTCTTTCCGGGTGGAATTATTCCGCCGATCTGATGATGGCGCTGTGCGAGGGGGATAACGCGGACTTTGGCGACTTTCAGCGATCACTGCCCCTCCTTGAACTCCCGGTATAATAAGCCATAGAGGGCCTTGCTAGTTCGCTGACGTTCGTCTACGGATATTGGGCATGAGTTGGGCACGACCGAGAAGGCGCTCCCTTATGGCCCGCACAGTCCGAGACACGAACCTCGAAAAGGCCGCTGCCCGCGTTCGGCTTGAGCCCCGGCGCAAGCCCTACTGGCGCGTTCTGGAGAGCGGCCTGCATCTCGGCTATCGGCGCACCAAGGAGGGCGGGGGCTCATGGGTCGCGCGCCGCTTTATTGGCGATGGGAAATACAACGAGCGCGTTTTCGGGGTCGCCGACGATCTACAGTCCGCCGATGGCGTAACGATCCTCACATTCTCCGACGCCCAGGCGAAGGCGCGGGACTGGTGGAAGGCCGCCGAGCGCGCAGACCTCGGGTTCGCTCCCGTCAGCGGTCCCTATACTGTCGCCGACGCGCTTGAAGCCTACTTCGTCGAGCGATCGCGGCGCGGCTCGAAGGGAGTAAATAAG